GATGCAGATGCTGTTGCTGGAAGCTGCCTGCTTGTTTTTGACAACAAATGTGTTACAGCAGGTGCCGTTGTTGATGGAACGGTTACATGGAAAGCAATCAGCTCAATCTATGCAGACCTTTCAGCAATTTCACCAAGCGCAATTATTGAGCTATTTGAGCTGCATTACGACAGTACCTTGCATGGCAGCAGCGATATTTTGCGATTCCATTCAGGGGTGAACGAGGCCATTGATGGAAATATCACTTGGAATGGAAATGATTACACTCGTCTTCCAATCAAGGCCGAGGGTTTTGAATACAAGAATTCAGGCTCATTACCACGTCCAACTTTGTCAGTAGCAAATTTAGATTCGGCTATAACTGCGCTTTTGATTGGGGTCAACTTAGTGACACCAGGCAATGATTTAGTAGGGGCGAAAGTCGTGCGAATTAGGACTTTGAAAAAATTTATCGACGGTGAGTCTGCAGCTGACCCATACGCAACTTTCCCAGTTGAAGAATGGTTCATAGACCGCAAGGCTAATGAGTCCAGAGAAGCTGTTAGTTTTGAGCTTGCTAGCAAGTTTGACCTATCTAACAAGCAACTGCCTAACCGTCAGGTTGTGGCAAACATCTGCCAATGGCAGTACCGCAGTTCTGAATGCGGCTACACAGGCAGCAACTACTTTGATGTAAACAACGACCCTGTGAGCACTCTGGCGCAGGATGCGTGCGGCAAACGCCTTAGCAGTTGCAAGAAGCGCTTTGGCGAGAACGGTGAACTACCGTTTGGGTCCTTCCCCGGAGCGGGCTTACTCCAATGATGTTGCCGCCTTCAGTCATGAGTTTGATCATGACTCACGCAAAAGAGGAGAACCCAAGAGAATGTTGTGGCCTGGTTGCTGTAGTTAAGGGCAAACGTCGTTACTTTCCTTGCAAGAACTTGGCCGACACGCCAGACGAGCATTTTGTGCTTGATCCAGCTGACTATGTAACCGTAGAAGACAAGGGTGAAATTGTTGCTGTGATTCACAGCCATCCAACAACAAGTCCAAATCCTTCACCTGCTGATCGCGTTGCGTGTGAGCAAAGCGGATTGCCTTGGCACATTGTCAACCCAAATACGGAAACCTGGGGTTACTGCGAGCCTGAAGGCTTCGAGCTGCCATATGTGGGACGTGAGTTTTCTCATGGGGTTGTGGACTGTTATAGCCTTTGTCGTGACTGGTACAAGCGTGAGTTTGGGCTTGAGCTGCGCGACTATCCACGTCGCGATCAATGGTGGGACCATGGCGAAAATTTGTATCTAGAAAATTTTGAAAAAGAAGGCTTTCGCAAAATCCCCGTCGCAGAGCTTCAGCGCGGAGATGCGTTGTTGATGCAGTTGGTGTCTCCTGTTCCAAATCACGCAGCGATTTACTTGGGAGAGCAAACGGTTCTTCACCATGTACAAGGACGACTCTCTAGCAGGGACGTTTACGGCGGGTATTATTTGAAGAACACCGCCTGCGCCTTGAGGCATGAAAGTCGTTAAGGTCTATGGGGCACTGCGCGAGCTGCTTGGAGCCACTCGCTTTGAGTTTGTAGCTGACACTCCTGCTCAGGCGATGCGTGCCTTGCTAGCGAACTTTCCGCAGCTCGAGCAATGGTTGATTGACAGTGAGAAGAATGGAGTGGCTTATCGAGTTACTTTGGGCAAAGAAAAAATATATGACGAAGATATCTCAGGGTTCTTCATGCCATGGAGTGAGCGTGACGTTTTTGCCATCACACCTGTTTTGACTGGTGCTGGCCGTGGCATCGGGACATTTATTCTCGGTGCAGTTTTAGTCGGCGTTGCGATTTTCAATCCTGTTGTCGGCTTCTCTTTCGCCAAAGGTGGCTTTGCGTATATGGGAGCAGGAGCAGCTAGTGTTGGGGCAAGTCTGGCTATTGCTTCAGGAACATTAGGCATTGGCTTAATGTTGGCTGGCGTGGCTCAGATGCTTTCTCCAGTGCCAAGACCACCTGGACCAGGGGAAGCCCCAACCCAGCTTGAATCAAATAGCTTTAGTGGCGTGACCAATACCACTCGCCAGGGCGTACCCGTACCGATAACCTATGGGCGGGTCGTTGTTGGTTCAGCAGTTATCTCTGCTGGTCTTGACGTTGATGAAGTTGCGACATGACTGAAGCAAAGTACATTGCCGGATCTGGTGGCGGCGGTTGCTTTACTGGCGACACTCTTGTCTCTACGCCTAATGGACAGGTTCGCATTGACGAATTAAAGGAAGGCGGCAAAGTAATTAGCTTCGACGACAAGGGGAACACCCATGTTGCAAAGGTGTTGAAAGTTCATGTTCACGAAGACGAGCAAGTCTATCGGTATGGCTTTTGGGGAAATGAGTATGTAGACGCAACCCCAAATCACTGGGTATTAAATCAATACAATGCATTTGTTGCTATTGGAAGTCTCGGCTTTGATGACTGTCTAATTGATGTCATGGGCCATCTTCGGCCAATGACCAGTCGACAAGAGCTTGGAAGATTTACCGTGTACAACCTCACGGTAGAGCAACAACACACTTTTATTGCTAATAACATTCGTGTTCACAATGCTGGGCTAGGCGCTCGTATCGCCGGTGCTGGTGGTGGCGGCGGAAAGAGTGGTGGTGGCGGCAGCAGTCCTACTGAAGCGGATGATTCACTGCAGTCAAAGCAATTCGCTAACGTGCTCGACCTTATCAGCGAAGGCGAGATACAAGGGCTTGATGATGGCAACAAGAGCATCTTTTTTGATGGCACGCCACTGCAAGCAGCAGACGGTTCTTATAACTTTACCGACTACAGTGTCGCCACTAGGACGGGCACTCAAACTCAAAATTACATACCTGGCGTATTCAGCAATGTAGAGTCTGAGACTTCCGTTGGCGTTGAGGTAACCAATGCGGCACCAGTAACCAGACAAATTACAGATTCAGATGTTGACCGTGTACGAGTAACAATTGAAATTCCTTCCTTGAGAAAAGTCGAGGACGATGGCGACATTGTTGGCACGAATGTAAGCATAAGCATTCAAGTTCGTTACAGCGGCGGCAGTTTTCAAACTGTAAAAACTGACAAGATTAAGGGCAAAAGCAGCGGCCGATATCAGCGCGACTACTTGTTGACTTTGAGTGGGGCGTTTCCGGTAGACATCAAGGTTGTGCGAAATACTGCAGACAATGGTTCATCGACTCTTTCAAATACGACAAATTGGCAGAGCTTTACGTCGATTGTTGACGCAAAACTTGCGTATCCAAACAGCGCACTTGTTGGACTGCGATTCGGATCAAGCCAATTCAATAACATTCCACAACGTAAATATTTGATTCGTGGCATTAAAGTAGGCGTTCCAACTAACGCAAAAATTGATACAAGTGCGACTGAAAGACTTGTTGTCTCAACAGGTTCTACTGAAACAATTACGGGAGGGATACCTGGAAGAATTACATATACTGGCGTATGGAACGGTCAGTTAAGTACTGATCAAGGTGCCCCAGGAGGAGCGGTTTGGACAAATGATCCAGCTTGGTGCTTGTGGGATCTGCTTACAAACGATAGATACGGCGTCGGCGTTGCTGAATCTTCACTTGATCGATATGACTTTTTTGCAGTCAGTCAATATTGCAACACCCTTGTAAACGATGGCAATGGGGGGCAAGAGCCACGTTTTAGCTGCAACCTTCTAATCAACCAACGCAAAGAGGTTTATAACGTCATCCAAGAGATGAGCAGTATTTTTAGAGGCATTTCTTTCTATGGTGCAGGCTCTTTGGTGTTGCTGCAGGACAAGCCCTCTGATGCTCAATACACGCTCGGTCCTGCAAACGTAATTGACGGATCTTTTTCTTACTCTGGATCGTCAATTCGTGCTCGTCACACCTGCGCGACTGTTGCATACCACAGTTACGACGAGCTTGGCGAGGTCTCGTTTGAATATGTCGAAGACGCTGACGCCGTTTCTAAATATGGCGTCAACAATAAAGACATCAAAGCAATTGGCTGTTATTCGCAGGGGCAAGCCAACAGGCTAGGCAAATGGACTTTGCTTAGTGAGCAAGATCTCTATGAAACGTGTAACTTTGCAATTGGCATTGATTCCGGGATCATTATTAGGCCTGGAATGGTAGTGGACATTGCTGATCCGTTGCGCGGTGGAACTCGAAGGAACGGACGTGTCTCTTCAGCCACTACGCTTCAAATAACTATTGACAGCACCACTGAATTATCGGTCAACATGGGAAATGGCCCAACGATCTCAGTTATATTGCCTAACGGTTTAATTGAGACTAGGGATATTGACAGTATTAATGGCACGGCAGTTAGTGTTAGCAATGCATTTAGCCAAGCTCCAGCAGCAAATGCTCCTTGGCTAATTCAAACTACTGACATCGAGTCGCAGCAGTTTCGCGTAGTTAGTGTTGCCGAAAATGATGACGGCACGCTTGGCGTTTCTGCTATTAAATACAACGAAACCATTTATGACGCAGTCGAGAAAGATCTAAACCTAACTCAGCGCGACATCACCAACATCTCTGCTGCACCAGAGGCGGTAAGTAATATTTCTGTAGCTGAGTTTTTGTATGAAGAAGGTGGAACTGTTCGGACTGGTGTTGACTTGAGCTGGTCAAGTCCTTTGACAAACGTCAACGATTTTGTTGTTCGCTATCGCTTAGACAACAATAACTTTGAAAGAATTGTTACCAACACCCCATCGACTCAAATTAAAGGTCTTAAAGCTGGATCTTTAGAAATACAAGTCACAGCTCGTAGCTTTATTGGCAAGTCTGGCCCTATCACTAAACAAACTTTTCCTGTTCAAGGAAAGACTGCAATCCCAGGCAATGTGCAAAACCTTACGTTAGAGCCGCTTAACTACAACAGCGCACGACTTCGCTGGGACGAAACCGTCGATCTTGACGTAAAGGTCAGTGGCAAGGTGCATATTCGGCACAGCAACCTGACTGACGGCAGTGCGACATGGACTAACAGTACCGATCTAATTGCAGCTGTTGCTGGCAGTGCGACTGAAGCAACTGTGCCCCTGCTAGAGGGAGAGTATCTGGTTAAATTTGAAGACGATGGACTTCGCAAAAGCGCAACAGAGACCAGCATCATTGTTGATCAACCTGTTGCACAGACTTTCTTCGGAGTCAAAACGCAACGTGAAGATCAAATTACGCCAACACCGTTTACTGGCAGCAAGACCGACACCACTTACGACTCAACTTATGACGCTTTGATTCTCGACAGCGATGGATTAACTGCAGGCACTGGTGAATACACCTTCTCCAGCACTCTTGATCTTGAGGCTGTTTACAGTTTGGACCTAGAGCGCCGATTAGTCGCTCGTGGCATCTATCCATCCGACACCTGGGATAGCCGGACGGCCTTGATTGACACTTGGCAGGACATTGATGGCGGCGTTGTCGATCAGGTGAATGCTGAGCTTTATGTGCGAAAGACAAACGACGACCCGTCTGGCACGCCGACTTACAGCGCATGGCAGCCGTTAGCAAACGGTGTGTTAAAAGCTCGTGCGTTCCAGTTCAAAGCTGTGTTGACCTCTAGTGATGCGGCCCAAAACATCCTTGTGGATGAGCTGGGCTACAAGGCACAGTTCTCGCAGCGCACAGAACAGAGCACTTCAGCCATTGCAAGCGGAACATCAGCCAAGGCAGTCACCTTCACTAATGCGTTTTTCACTGGCACCAGCAGTCTGGGCGGAGCAAACAGCGCATTGCCCACCATTGGCATCACGCCGCAAAACATGGCCACCGGGGATTTCTTCGAGCTGTCCAGCATTTCTCGTACGGGTTTTACGGTTACGTTCAAGAACAGCAGTGGCACAATCGTTGATCGGAATTTCAACTACATGGCGACAGGCTTTGGCAAGTCGTAAACTGTTGGCAACAGTGCGCTAGGGCCTTGTGGCTACACACGACTATTCCTTAGCCAATCAAAGCGGCAGCGCATTCCGTGGCGATTTGAATAATGCGCTGTTAGCGATTGCGCGAAACAACGACAACACCGGTGCGCCTGCGACCACGTTTCCCTTTCAGTGGCATGTTGATACAACCGGGAACCAAGCCACTCTAAAAATTAGAGACGGAGCTAATAACGCATATATCCAAGTCGGTGCTACTGGTGCGCTTCAAGGCTCTGGAACGGCCAACCTTGGTTTAGCCCTTGCGGCATCACCATCATTCACAGGAACTGCCACGTTTGCGGGCAACATCCTGATGTCAGGCACTGGAACGCTTGACCTGCCAGTCGGGACAACAAGCGAGCGTCCGGGCACCCCTAACAACGGGATGATCCGGTACAACTCAACGCTGTCTAGATACGAGGGTTACAGCGGCTCAGCCTGGGGCACCTTGGGTGGAGGCGCAACTGGTGGCGGAACGGATCAGGTGTTCTATACCAACGGCCAATCAGTCAGCACAGACTTCACGTTGAGCGGATCTTTGAACGCAATGTCAGCAGGGCCGATAAGTATTGCCAGTGGGGTTACAGTAACGGTAAGTTCTGGCGCCACCTGGACGGTGGTCTGACATGAGCACGATCAAGGCAGCCAACGTACAGAACACGGGGAGTGGCGCTCCTACGTTTAAGAACAGCTCTGGCACGGAGATTGGTCAGCTTGCAAAAGCGTGGGTCAATTTTAACGGCCGCAACACACCATCAATCAGAGATTCTTTTAATGTGAGTTCATTGACTGATCTTGGAACAGGCAAATATAAGATCACTTTCACTAATGCGATGGCAAACGCAAATTACGCTATCGCTGGAAGTGCTGCTGAGCTTGGCAGCACGGGCAACAATGACGCGTTTTTTGGAGCGGGTCGTGCCAACAACTACAGCGATCTACACACAGCAAGTGCTTGCACAGTAACTGTTTGTGGGGCAGGTGGAAGCAATAGTGATCGAGACATGATTA